CACCTCCGTCCCTTGGCCAAAAGCCAAAGTCATTTTCCGGGCATTCGCCCCGAACAGATCGGTTATTGCCGATGTCCTCTCCTGCGCACTTCCTAAAGAATCAAGCGCTCTAAAATAATCTCTCAAGATGGATTCTTGATCACGCATATCGCCATCAACTGTCCGCAGTGATACTCCTAATTTTTCAAGAGACTTTGCCGCTGCCCCTGTGCCTCTCGCCGCAAACTCACCTATGCGCTTCTGCGCCCTACCGAGCGATGCCGCAAATTCTTCAGCGCTAACCCCAGATTGACTAGCTGCAAATTGCCATTTCTGAAAAGTTTCCACGCCTATCTGCGCATCTTTAGCCGACTTGCCCAGCTTGTCTAAGTCTTTCTGAACTTTCACGAAAGCCGCGCCAAGACCTACAGCCGCGCCAACGCCGACTTTTGCCAAGGTTTTGAAAACGCTTGTTAGACCCTTAGCTCTTTCTCTAGCGCTTTTAAAGGCGCGAGCGGTTTTATCTTGCGCTAAAATTTCAACTTTTACGTTTTTGGCCATTTTCGTCCTTTAGCTTGAGCCAAGCGCCCCAACCCATAAACTCGCGCACATCCATCTGGTTTATTTCGCCGACCGTCTTTCCGAGCAACTCTGCTAAGTAAAACTTGAATTGCAGGTCAGGGTCGGCCTTTAGTTTCCCGCAACATCCTCATCATCTGGGTCTGATTCGTTAATCTCGCCGACAACGCGCGCAAGCACGTCAGGGTCAACCGAGCGCATAATCTCTACTCGCTCAGCCTTCCTGAATAGCGGCTTGCCGGATTCATCTATCAGTCGATAAACCAGCGTAAGCGCCATCGCTTCGGCTATTTTCCCAGATTGACTCAGCTCCATAATCTCACCGAGCTGGTGCAAATTTATGCCCGGCTTTATATACGCGGTTTCGTCCCATTCAGGGATCTCAATCTTGCGCGGTTCAGCTTCCAGCTTTGCTCGATAATGACTTTTTGCTTTTTCAAGTAGGCTCATAAATTAAACCGTTGTGGTAGTAAGTGAGCCATTGCCTTGGAACGTGATGGATGATTCAACCATGCCATCAAAGCTTGAGGTCAAGCTAACTCCAGTCACAATCGCCGACCCAGTTTTATATGTATCGCCAGCGGTGTCGCCTTCAGGATAGGCATTGATAGTTATTTCAGCGCCAACGGTCAACGCGCCTTGTCCGGTGGTGTCGGTTTCATCATAGAAGACATCGACAGAACCAGAAAAGCTGGTTAAGCTGCTTTTGTAAGTCCTAGCCGTATCTCCCATTGTCGTGTCTTCGAGGGTATCGCCAGTTTCGTCGATGCTGAAACTGCGAATTTCAGCAATTGTATTTGCTCCGACTTTTACTGTGCCTTCAGAACCTGTGTGAGTAGCCATTTTTAATCCTCCGTTGGATCTTCATCAATAGTTATTTCTGGCTCGTCATCGCCAGAGGGGTCGATTGTCCAGCCACGCTCAAGCATTATGGCTAGTTTTTGCTCCAGAACCACAATGGTGGTGTCTCCGTGTGTCATTTGTATTCGTTTCATCGCGCAACCTCCGCGCTGTTTTCAAGAGTTTGGTAGTCAACTTCAACCTGCAAAACCGCTGACCCTACCGGCTGGTCTGGGTCTCCAGAAAATTGCGCTTCAAAACTGACAACGCGCGTATCCCTAGCATGACCTGCGCGAGTCCTATCAGCGTTTAGCGCATCCTCGACTTCAGCGCTGATATTGTCGATAAGATCGTCGTAGCCGCTGACGGCTTTAACGTAAATTTCAACCGATGCCGTGATCGTCCGCATGACCGTTCTTGGCGGACTCATAGTTGCGTAATCGCTCGCCTCGCTAGTTGTGTAAATTGCCAATCCGGGCAGCTTGTCCTCGGCCAGCGGGTAAACCCGTGTCTCGTAAACATTTGCACCCGTCGTCGCCAACCCTGTTAAGGTTGAAACTAAATTGCTTCTAATCGACTGCCTAACGTGGGTCACTAGGGTGCCTCTAGCATAAATTCAGTCATTCCCGTGCCGTCTGGCATTACCACGCGGATTGTGTACGTCGTGCCATCCAGCGCCAAAGTTGCGCCCTCGCTGACGCTTACAAAATCCGCCGTGCGCCCAAGCGCCTTTGGCTGTTGCATTGCAAAAACCACGCTTCCCGCCCCGTCAACAGGAAAATATTCGTTGTCAAAAATTACAGTGACGGTCGTCGAGGCTCCGCCGACTGGCGTATAAGTTGCGCTCACGCCAAAATCAGAGAGCAAATAACTGCGGTCTATGGCAGTCTCAACTGGCACGCGCTGGCCCTTTTTTTGCTTTAGGCTTTTTCACCGGCTCGACGTACTCGACAAGTCGTTTGGTCTGAACCAACAACCTAGCATCTCGATTTTCTAATTCGACAACATCACCCACAGAGACTCGCTCGCGGTTGATGATTGTGTTTTTGATTACTTCATATTTCATATAATTCTCAAGGGAAAGCCCCCGCCCGAAGGCGAGGGCAAACCGTTTTAGCTGCCGCCGTCGTTGCCTAAGCAGAAGCTGACTGCGTGACGTACTGCCACATCAACAGACTGCAAAGCCACAACCCTGACAGTTCCAGACTTGCTGTGCGTGTATGGATCTACAACTAAATCCAGCCCGCCAAACATGCCAACCAGCAAATCAGAGAAGTTGCCAAAGTAGGCATCACCAGTCGCCGCTTGGTTGCTGACGATTGCTCGATAGCCGTTGACCGTGCCGCCCGGCTCAACTACAAACTGCGCGGTTCCTGCCGCTTTCTCAGTGGTTTTTAGGCCACCGTACATTGCCGCAGGGAGGATGTAAGCCAAATTGCCCAGAAGCGCATTGTCTTCTGCAACCTTGGTTTCCATCTCCACGACCTTTGCGTAGCTCGGTACGGTGATTGGCGCGGTGCCGAAATCAACCGTATTAATGCCAGAGGTCAGCTTGATACCAGTTGGTTGACCAGATGAACCAGAGCCTGCCAAAGCACCCAAGTCGATGGCCAACGCAATCGCTTGCGCGAGGTCATCTCGAATCAGGTTTTCGACATCCAAGGAACTTTGAATCAGAAGCTGTCGGGTCACGTCCGTATGCGCACCCAAAGTTTTTGGAGACATAGTTATTGAACCTACAGTCATTTCTGACTCTGAAGAATCACCGCCCTCGGTTGCAATCCAACCAGCAGCAGCAGCAGTATTCTTTCTTGGGATAGCCACATCACCAGACAAGCCGCCGAGCATTCTTGCGCCAGCCTGCATCACGCTGGATGAGTTGCGCAGAACGTCTACGAAATCACCGCCACGAAAGTCGTCTGAAAACAAAGCCGAATCATCTGAGCTGTTCAGATCACGAGTCCAATTCCGCAAAACTTCCGCAGGCAACATAATGCCTTGAGCCGTTTTTCCGTATTGCTCTCCCGCCGCCCTCGAACACTCAAACTCAAACGCGGCAGCTTCCTGCGCACGTCGGTCGGTTGGATTTGCTAAAGCATGAATCGCGCGGACGATTGAGAAGCGCTTAACTTCTTTTTCGGTCAGCCCGGTGTTTTGTTCTTCAAGCGCTTTTTGTGATCCAACAACCTCAAGCAATTCGCCACGGAATTCCTCGATGCTGCGGCCTTCGCTGATTGCGCGCTGCGCTAGATCTGACTTGTTATGCCGTGCTCCAAGCTCGACGATTTGTGCAGCATTTTTTTGTGCTGCTTGACGCGCTTGCGTTTCAACCGCAGCCACATCAATTTGATTTTCTTCTGACATTTTTCTGTCCTTTTTAACAGTAGGTTCAGGATTAATAATTTCTTTTACAACTGGCTCTGGTGCTTCCTCTGATCGACCCACCCCACATGACACGTCGGCAGGAATCGAAACCAGCGAGCACTCCACGGGCCGCCAAGACTTGGCCACAAAAGTGTCCTTGTCCGAGCGCTCTAACTTATTGATGGAATAGCCAACGCTGATATTTGCGCGAATTCCATCAAGAACATCGTCGAACGCTTCATTGGCGAGTGCGCTTTTTCCAAAGCGAACCGTCGCGCGGAGTCGCCGCGCCGAGCCGTCAAGGTCGACAGATTCAATAACGCCGATTTGCTTTTCTGGGTCGTGGTCCAATAAAAGCGGCGCTCGACCACTCGAAATAAAATCCATATCAATGGCGTTTTCCGAGTGCTCTAAAACTTCCAGTCCAAAAGATCGGCTGACTGGTTCTTCACTGCTTATAGCAATGCGCACCCGGCGCTCATCTTCATTTATTGGGCTGGCATCAACGCCCATAGCCCTGTGCTCAATTTTCATATTCATAGATCTGCCTTATTTATAATCGGTTTTACTTCGCGGTAAACCTTTCGGTTTTCTGCTGGCCAGCAGGTCAAGCGAAGTAACGAAGAAAGCGACCACGAGCGCAAAAACAAACGTGATAGCGATTAAACAAGTCGCGATCACACGCAAAAGCGCCATTGCCCCATCGGCGACCAGATCCCTTGCGCCGATCCATCCCGCGCGCAGTGTCCGCAGTCCGTCAGTCATCGTCATGTTCTTCACCCTCAGCAAACGCTGGCATCTTCGGCACGCCGTAAGGTTCCAGCGCATAGCTGACCCCGAACTGTTCCATCAGCGCTCGATCCCTTTGAATTTGCCCCAGCAATTCCTCTGTATC